CACTCCTTCAGTTATGTATGAACTGATGAAGAATCCGTCTAAGTTGGCAACGATAGCGATGTTATCTACGCAAGATCCAAAACTGGCTCAACGGCAGATAAATCAACTATCAGCGTCAATTAAAGCTAATGAGCAGGCTAAAGCCGCAGAAAAGGAGGTTCAATCACCTCTCACTCGTATGCAGTCTTCCCCAGCGGGGCGAGACAATGGCGATACGAGCATTGCGGACTATAAGCGCATGTTCCGGGGGTAAATCCTAGCTAAATGTCTCGTCTGAAAGAATATTTTTCAGGAGAGCAGCATGGCCCTACCTAATAATGTTTTGCAGAACGTCCAAACCTATAACAAAGCGGATTTGGCGTATCTCCAGAATTTATCTTGTTTCATTGGTACTTCAAACAAGAAATATAAAGACTTCGAAAAAGCTAACCCAGCTAACTTAGGTGACACCATTACCTTTGACAAACCACCACGTTTTGTGGCGGCTGATGGCTTAACCGTTAACTTCCAAGCTGTAGAGCAACGTGTTCAAACGTTGACAGTTGACCAAGCGCGTAACGTTGGCATCAACATTTCAGCTCAACAATTAATCTTTAACTTAGAAGACTACATGTCTCGCTTTGGTAAAGCTGCTATCGAAGAGCTTGCTGCGGTTGTTGAGGCTGATGTCGCTGAGCTTTGCGTAACCTCTCCGTATCGTTTTTACGGTAACGGCATCACACCTATCAACAGCTTTGGTCAGTTGGCTTCTGCGTTGGCTCTGTTCCGTAACTATGGTGCTGCTCCTTATGCTACCAAAGGTTATTTACTCGACATCGCTATTCCTGACATCGTAAGCACAGGTTTGAATCAGTTCGTACCTAAAGGCAATGATGAGTTACGTAATAGCTGGGAACTTGGTGCGTTTAGCCGATGTGAATGGTATGAGTCTAACTTACTTCCAACGCACACAGCGGGAAGTGATGGTATTGCTCAATCTACATTGACGGTTGTAAGTACGACGACTGATGCCGATGGTGCTGTTACAGCCATTACTTTCAGTGGTACGGCTTCAGCAAGTGATGCTGCTTCGGTATTGGTTAACGATAAATTCCAATTCCAAGATGGCGTTTCTGGCCAAACAAACTTACGTTACTTGACATTTATCGGGCACAAGACCTCGTCTAACCCTGTTCAATGTCGCGCGACAGCTACTGCTGCAAGTACGGGCGCGAGCCAAGTAACCATAACAATTGACCCACCATTACAATCTGCGTTTGGTAAGAACCAAAATATCAACACACCGATTGTTGCTGGTCAGCAAATCAAAATCTTACCTTCGCATCGCGCTGGTATGATTCAGTCTGGAGACCAGTTCTACATGGCTATGCCTCCTTTGCCTGACACAGATCCATACGCAAGTTCCGTTCAAACTGACCCTGATACAGGCGCATCATTGCGTATGTACACTGGTGCTCAGTTCGGCCAAAACTTGTACGGTACTGTTCATGACTGTATCTGGGGTAAAACACAGGTAGCGAATAACGCTATGTCTGTTATTTTCCCACTATAATCAGATTGGGCCCTTCGGGGCCTACTTTAAGGAGAACAAAATGGCTGTCGCAATTCCTGTTGTAAATGCCTCAAATACGTATGTTGATGGGCTAGAAATGGCTTGGACCGCAGACGAAACAATCAGCATCGCTGCTGGGCGTGCGCGTGATAGTAGTGATGTTAATGACATCATTGTTGATTCAGCGTTGAGTGTTAGCAATATCGTTTCCGGTGTAAATGGCTTAGATACTGGCTCAGTCGCCGCATCTACCATGTACGCTGTCTATGTTATTGGAAGTTCGTTAAATGTAGTTGACCCTGCTGGCTTGTTGTCATTAGCAAGCAACTCTGCGCCAACACTTCCTTTCCAATATGATGAGTATCGTCGTATCGGCTGGGTTTTGACAGACGGCACATCTGATAACTTGTTGTTCTGGCAGTATGGCTCAGACAAAACACGTCAGTATTATTATGATGTGGGTATCAGCGAGTTATCTGGCGGTTCATCTGCTACGTATGCTGCTGTCGATTTGGCTACAAGCGTTCCACCAATCGCAACCAACGTAATTATGGATGTTGCCTATACACCTAACGGCGCAACCGATGTTGCTGAATTCTTGCCATTCGGCTCTTCAGCTACCAACGGTATCGTACGTTTCGGGTATGGCGTAGCAGGCGCTCAGGTTGGTCAAGCGGTCATCCCATGTCAGCTCGACTCAGGCGTTCCTAAAATCCAGTACAAAGTAACTTCTGGTGATTCGTTGACCCTGTTGACTTCAGGCTTCTACGATTACTTGTAAGGCAAACATAAGTGACGGGGAGGCAGTCTCCTCGTCTCTTTTTAAGCGGACGGAGGGGTTATGGCATATTTAACAAGTACTTTGGTCGCTAATGCCTACTACATTTCTAACATCGTAAGTCGTGAGTTTGAGACCGTTACAGCCGCTCAGGCATCGGATGGCTTAAGCACACTTAATGACTTACTGGCTGACAAAACAGCTAACAACAGCATGATTCCATACACCGACCGGTACACGTTTAATGCCGTGGCTGGACAAGAAGCGTATGAAATCCCCGGCCTCATTTACGCCGACACATTTACGTTTTTTATTAACAGTGTTCGCTATCAGACACGGAACCAACAACGCCAACAATTCTTTGGCTCGTTCCGCGCGATGAACATTGAAAGCCTGCCTTTTAACTGGCATGCCGAGCGAAATTTGGGTGGAAGCACGATTTATTTGTATTTCCTGCCTGACTCAGCCTTCCCTTTGGAAATTTGGGGGCAATTCGCACTATCTGAAGTAACCCAGTTTCAAGATTTATCGCTGACGTTGGATAGGTTCTATCTTAATTACTTAAAGTTTGAGCTAGCGGTGCGTCTGTGTAAAGAATACGGGTACGTTGTTCCTGTTGGCGTGAAAGAGCAGCTCGATGAATATTATCAATGGATTAGTGCCAGCACCAACACAGTCGACTTAAAGATGGAGAAGGTTTCCACACTGAGTGGCGGAACGGCTGTTAACTATGCCATCGTAAACCTTTCGGGTGGATGGGTGCCAATTTAACCATTTAGGATAATCATATGGCTGTTACATCAGGCTCACAACAGATACCGATTGAGATTGTTGGAAGCTCTACCTTTGGTCGCTATGAAACTGTGAGTGCCTCGCGCACCTACAACATGTTCATCACGACGTCTGGCGATGGCAAAGAGCAATGGCTGGTGAATTTTGCTGGGTATGAATCCGTCAAGACATTAGTTCAGGCAGGAACGGCAGTGGGTCGTGGTTTATTCCATAGTATTCGTGGTGACTTTCTTCTTGTCGTCGTGGGTACGTCTATTTTCAGGATTAATGATATCACTCAGCCTATTGGAGCTCCGATTGGCAGTCTTCTCTCGTCAACTGGCGAAGTATCGATTGATGAAAACTTAGCGTCTCAGATTTGCATTGTTGATGGTACATCGGCGTACATTTACAACTACGGCACTGGGGGTTTCGGTTTGGTGTCCTACAATCCTATTTCACCGGACTTCTCTCCTAATTACGTTACATTCCAAAATGGATTCTTTTTGTTTGGGAATGCTAATAAAACGTCGACGGGAAACAAGTGGTTCGTGTACCGTGCTGGAGTTGGGGTTACGCTTGAATTTCAGGCTGAATTGGCGCTCGAAACAAAGCCTGATTACGCCTTGGCAGTTATCCCAATCCCGGGGCACGCCAACTCCGTTCTTGTACTCGGTACGTCGGTAGCTGAAATTTGGGTGCAAACGGGCTCGCTGGCTACATACCAACGAAACCAAAGCTTAAACATCGATTATGGGTGCGCATCGGTGTCAACGATTGCTGCCAGTGACACATTTATTGCGTGGCTTGCGATTAACGAAAAATCATCTCCATCGATTATGGTGATGGCTGGCGGCCAAGCTCAAAGGATATCGTCCGACGGTATTGATAACCTCATGGACACCATTCAGTTTCCTGAGGAATCCACTGGGTTTTTCTTCCGTCAAGACGGTCATTTGTTCTACGTCCTAACGTTTTTTAATGCTGTAGATAACATAACCTTGACCTATGACTTCACGACCGAGAAGTTTTTCGACTTAACCGACTGGGATTATTCGTACTTTCCTGCGCGTCAGGTGGCGTATTACAGACAGCAGCTTTATTTTGTAAGCTTAAAAGACACCAAGTTGTATGATTTGGGGACGGATATCACACAGTACATTACGTTTCCTGGCTTGGAAGAGTTCGATATACCACGCATTCGGTTGACGGACACCTTCCGCCTGCCTACGCCGGAGAAGTTCCGTATTAACTTATTTACATTTGTTATTGAGTCCGGAACAACGCCTGGCATTAGTGATATCATTCAATGCAGCGGGTACATTTTGAATGAAGAGACGGGCGCCATCATTTACACTGAGGATGACTTGCCGCTGCTTGTTGAGAGTGGTTCTTGTGGGGTAATCAAGCCGCGCGTTGACCTCACGATATCGAAGGATGGCGGCATAACTTGGTCAAATACGGTACCTTATGATATGCATGCAACTGGGAAGTATCAGTCTCAACCACGATTTAATCGTCTCGGCACTGGTAACAATATCACATTCCAGCTTCGCTTTTGGAATCAAGGTCGTGTGGTTGTGAAAAACGGAGCAGTGGAGGTGTCGCCATGAATATTCCAACGTTCATAAATGTCCAGTTTACCGACAAGGACGGCAACCTAACGCCAGCCATGCAGTATTATAATGACCAGTTAAATCAGGCATTATTGAATGGTGTGGGTCAGAACGGCTTTACGATTAGCCGGTTAACGACGGCTCAAATAACGACGTTAGGTGGTAATGATAAAATCCCTGTTGGCGCGACGTTTTTCGATACGGATGTGGCTAAGTTAAAAGTTAAAACGGCGGCTGGAGTCGTCGAAACAATCACAAGTAGTTGAGGAGTGTGACATGAGTTGGTTATCAAAAGCATTGGGACTGAGTAGCAGTCAAAATCCGGCGAATGCCGCACAACCGTACTTGCAGCAAATACCTGGTGTTGGCCATCAATATTATGACCCGTATATCCAGCAAGGCCAGCAAGCCGGACAAACGCTTCAAGGAGAGTATGGCAAGCAATTAGACCCTACTACATTCATGGATCACATCATGGGTCAGTACAAGCAATCTGAAGGGTACAAAGGGCGGCAAGATGACTTGATGAAGCAGATGGCGGCTGTAGCTGGTCAGGGTGGTTATGCGGGTACGCCGTACGCTCAACAGCAATACGGCGAGCAAGCCAATAAACTCATGGCTGACGACCAGCAGCAATACCTCAAGAACGCGCTGGGGATTTACGACCAGGGCATTAGTGGTGAGCAAGACTTTTATAACAAAGGCTATGGCGCGAGTGGTGGCATGGCTGACATGTTGGGGAGTAACTTAAACCAACAGGGCTCAGCGGCATTCCAAGGTCAAGGCCAGCAAAATCAGCAAAGGCAAGATTTAATGAAAGCGCTAGCTCAGATGCTCGGTGGTGGGATGGGTTTTGCTACCCAACCAACGGCCTCAATGTTCGGCAAGTCTCTCTGGGGGTAATAATGGCTATTAGTAACTGGACAAATTATGCGGCAATAGCTCCTCAGAAATCAGGACTTGATGAGTTGTTTGCTAACGCATTAAAGGGCTATCAAATACAGCGCGAGCCCCAAAAGATGCGCGACGAGGAGGAGACCCGCCAGCGTGATAATGCTCTGAAGGCTATTCAGCAG